CATCGTCAGGATAATGTTAAGCGTGAGCAAGTAGCCAACAAAAAGAAACTATCTAATCTCATGAAGATATTCGACGAAGAGAATAGATATCTCTTGGGACAAGGTAGGTATGAGAAGTATGCTCAACGTACTGAAGGAACCTTATGGACTGCATACCAAGCAGCAACCTATTGGTCTAGTCATCCAGAATATGGTGGAAAGGAAGGATCAAAAGCTCACACCACCAAGGTAACGCGAGAAGATCAAGTCAAGAAGATGTTGAACCACAAGATGTGGAAGGAACTTGAAGTATGTTAATTACAAAGAAGTCTATGGTGACAGGTAACACCACCACTAAAGATATAGATGTATCTGTCCAACAACTGGATGCATGGCAGAATGGTTTACTTATTCAAGATGCCATGCCTCAAGTCTCGGCACCTGATCGAGAGTTTATTAAATCAGGTATTACAAATGAAGAATGGAACAACTTATTTAAGGAGATTAAATAATGTCAGCAGAAAGTAAAGTACTACGAGCCTTGCGTAAGCGTAATCGTGTCACGCGCAAGACTGCTATCGAACGTGGATGGGCAGAGAATCTCACTGCCACCATCTCTCGACTGCGTAAGATGGGACACATCATTGCCGCTATCAAAGCACGTACACCAGAGGGTGAGACGTACACACGCTATCGTTTGATGGCTTAACCTACAGACCTGGACATGTCTTTAAACTGTCCATTTGTCACGGTTTCAGATACGAAACCTACCCATTTATCGTATCTGTAAGAGTGTCAAAATGCTCGTAAGTAATTGAAATAATTAGACGAATAAAACCGTGACATTTCTTTGCACTATATAGAGAATAGTGTGCAATTTGTCACGGTTTTAAGGAGTAACCAAAGATGACTACGAACAAAGAGCTTGCCGATCTGTTTCGCTGGTGTGAGGACATAGGACAGTTCGCCACTGATCGGCCCATCAATGACACCTTGAACCATCAAGGATCATGCGTACACAAGACAAAGTTTTGTGCCGCTACTTGTTTTAATAATAAGTTATATAAAGTATATCCTAAGATGCATGACAGAGATGATAGGATAGAAGGTATCTGGCAGAACCTTGATCCTTTTTCTGTCAAACCTTTTCTTCAACGTAAGCGTAAGCAAACCAAGCGAGTACGTCTCAAGACTAGAGGCGAAGCGTTTGCTAACATAGCAGATGTATTCAAGGTCAAGGAAATGGTAGAGGATAATCCTGATACAGCATGGTGGGTGCCTACTAGAGCATGGAGTGATCCTCATCTCAAGACTTTGATAGAAGATGTACTGTTTCCTATCAAGAACATTGCCATCAATGCCAGTGTTGATCCATCTAATACTACAGAAGAATGGAAGATGCTGGAAGATACTGGCTGGAATATCATGTACTATGGAGATGATACATTGACACATAGTCCAGCCACTGAGAAGAAAGTATTTCTATGTCCCAAGACGCACAAGAAACTGAAAGGACATTGCGATACTTGTAAGGCTGGATGTTTCAGTCAGCTTACTATACAACGTCAACAAGTTGTACACTTATCCCAACATTAGGAGAAAGAATATGTTTAGTTTCATGAAGATATGGAAAGAGCAAGAAGAAATTATTAACGTACCTACTATCATGCCTACTGTTACTCTGACAAGTACAGAAATTAGTAAGATGTATAACATCACTGCATCTGCTGTTACAAAAGCAAGGCGCTCTCATCGATTAAAACCTGTTGATACTTTTCCTCATCCTATCCAAAGAAATGTCACTGCATATCTATATGATCCCAAAGATGTAGAGACTTGGAGAGCATCTGTTAAGTCTTATAAAAAGAAAAAGAAAAAAGTTAATAACCCTGTGTATCCAGTAGGTCGAGGGTATAATACTTATCGAACAGAAGAGATCAACCAACTGATTGGCAAGCACATTCGGCTTGGTCGTTGGTCTTACTTCGAGGATGCTATTAAGATTCATGCTGCTGGACAAATAGAGAAAGGAGAAGTACAATGTACCTTGAGGAGCGCCATGAGAACTAATGCTTTATATTGTCTACGTGTTGTTGATTCAGAAACAGAGGAGTAATCATATGTGGAAATCAGAAGTGCCTTTAGCAGACACGCTTAGAATGATTGACCTTATTAAAGAGGTTGACATCATTAAGTATTCTCAAGTAGAATATAGAGAAGTTGTAAGCTCTATCATGCTTTCTTTCATTACTGATTATGAAGATCAAGATGTTCAAGAATCATCTATCTGCTTTTCAAGGTAGGTGATTGCGCTTCTTTAGTAAATGTGATATAATATATAAACCATAGGAGAGTAATATGTTTAAGTTTCATGATCACATACAGATAAACTTATCAGATGATACTGTATGTGGGGAATCTTTGGATAGTATTATCCTGCGACATAGTGACGCAACATCTATTACAGATGTATCAGTAAGAGATTGTAATAAAATATTAAACAACGAACTAGAGGAGTGGGAACATGAATACCATCAGTACCTCGATTCCCTTAAAGTATTTAACTAATAGGCGTAGGAAGGTAGAGCATATTAGTTTTCGTGACCCTTATTGGGAGCAAAGAAGAAAGCATCAAGTAGTAACTGATAAAAAGAAAGAAGATAATAAAAGAAAATGTAGGTCTAAAGATGTTTATTATAGTACAGATTGAAGGAGAACCTACACTAGAAAACTTACATGCTCTTCCTAATGCTGTTGGAAATAAGCTTGAGGTATTTTCTTCAAAGGAAGATGCATGTAAGTTACTAGAGTTACTATGGAATATGGACCCTGAAGATCAGGAAGAAAATAATATTCATGTATGGCGATTACATTAAGGAGATTCTTATGGTAGATTTATTGGCTATGTTAATTGAATACCTAATAGGTTTTATATAGGAGGTTAATATGAACCTTACTAATTTAATACACTCCTTACAAGATGTATCTAATACATTAAGTATAGTAAATGAAAACTGTGATGTGAAAGGAAAGAAAAAAATTATTGAAGACATGAGAAAGAAAAGTGTTTCTGATTTAAACAACATAATCAACGACTTACAATCCTTACAAAGAGAAAGAATAGGACTGGAGATAGGAGCATGGCGTGCATAAAATTCATTATAATATTAGGTATGATTTTCTTTTCTTCTCTGGCTTATGCTAAAGAGGATAAACAATTAGACTGTTTAGTAGAGGCAGTCTATCATGAGGCTCGATCTGAATCTTTTACAGGTCAGTTAGCCGTAGCCAATGTAATAATTGAACGTGCTAATCTTGCACAGTTTCCTAATACAATATGTAAAGTTGTACATGCTGGTAAATATTGGAAAGGAAATATAATAAGACATAAGTGTGCGTTCAGTTATTACTGTGATGGTAAAAAAGAATGGTCATCTGTTGAGAAAGAAGCTTTAGACACAGCTTATCAGGTATCTTCTTTAGCTTTAGATGGTGTTACTCTTATGTCTACCCTGGGTGCCACGCATTATCATGCTAGTTACGTGTCTCCCTTCTGGGCTAACAACATGGAAAGACTACAACAAATAGGAAAACATATTTTCTATGTTGACTAGCATAAAAATCTGTGATACTATTCGTTTAAAGAGAGGTTGATATGGGTAGAATTAAAGACTTACTATATACTGGAGTACCTAACATGGGTTATACAGATGATCTATTAAGAGAAAATAATATCTTACAAAAAAATGTAAAAGAATTACAAGAACAGTTACAGAAAGCTCATCAAAGAATAAAACATCTTGCTGATAGTAGTTGGAGTGAAGATGAACCAGATAAAAATCAAACAGAGTTAGATTTGAAATGACTGAAGATAGTTTTTGCAAGGTGTTTGATTTTGTTTCTATCAAGGCAACGATAGAAGAAAGAGATCAGGTAATCTACTGTGAGGTTTCTGAAGAAGAATGGGAAGACTGTGTTTATACTTTGTTTTCTTTCATGGTTGAGAATGGATATGATCCACACAGACAAGCAGAGATAATTCAATTTGTTAAAGATTACTTTCCTAACTTACCTAACAATGACAATGAGGATAAAGAAGATGACTAAAAATTTATGGGATAAGGAAGAGCGACAGGTCTTTCGATCTCTGACTAGACAATACAAACAAGAAGGATATGATAATAAAGAAGCTAAGAAGTTAGCCAGACAAGAAACAAAAGAAATCATGAGCGACAAGATTGAGTTCGCTGAAACCTTATATGAACAGGCTTTGCAAGACTTTGATTGAAGACATAATAAATAAAGTTATTTTATTACAAGCATTAAACTATGATGCTCATTTTAAATTTAACAAAAAGAAAGGAGGAATACTTTGTGCTAAAGAAGATGGTAAAGTTGTATGGACATATCCATATGCTACTGCACCTCAAGAGTCTCATACTAGAACAGTACTTACAAATTATTTTGGTAAGTCTATTATTAGGAATTAAATATGTCTGGTAAATGGTTAGAACGAGGAGCGTGTCCTGAGTGTGGGTCTAGCGATGCTAATGTTAGCCACTCAGAAGGATACTCTCATTGCTTTTCTTGTGATACACATTTTAAAGAAGGAACTGATCAAGTGGTTGTACCTATGCAGAATATAAAAGAAGGCTTTACAGTAGGAGAACTAAAAGGAATTGATGATCGTAAGATTAGTAAGGCTACGTGTAAGAAGTTTAATACCTTTGTAAAGACTAACGGTAATACAATTACTCATCACATCTATCAGTATTATGATTCAAAAGGAGAATATGTAGGCAACAAGGTCAAGCAAGTAGAAGGTAAAAAGTATTGGTCTGAGGGTAACATTCAGAATGCAGGTCTCTTTGGTCAAGATATCTTCACACCCAGAGGAAAGTATGTAACTGTATGTGAAGGTGAGCTAGATGCTATGTCTGCTTATGAATTGCTTGGATCGAAGTGGCCCACAGTATCTATCAAGTCAGGGGCGCAAGCTGCTCTGCGTGATTGCAAGAGTGCGTTTGAGTATCTTAACAGCTTTGAGAATGTTGTTCTCTGCTTCGACTCTGATAAGCCTGGAAAGGAAGCAGCAGAGAAAGTAGCTCAACTCTTTGAGCCTAACAAGTGTCGCATCATTCATCTTGAATACAAAGATGCCAATGAATATCTCAAGATGAACAAGCGTCAGAAGTTTACAGAAGAATGGTGGAATGCTAAACCATTTACACCAGCAGGTATTATCAATCTAGATTCTTTACAAGATTCTTTGTATGATGAAGCACACTTTGAAACGTGTCTCTATCCTTGGTCTGGTCTGAATGATAAGACCTATGGCATGAGGACAGGAGAGCTTGTAACCTTTACCAGTGGTGCTGGCATGGGTAAGTCTAGTATCATCAGAGAGTTGATGCATCATCTCTTGAAAAGCACCAAGGATAACATTGGTGTCTTGGCTATGGAAGAAAGCATCAGGTCTACAGCCTTTAACATCATGGCAGTGGAAGCTAATGCTAGGCTGTACATCAAGGAAGTACGAGATCAGTTTGATAAGAAAGACCTACTCAAGTTTCAGAAAGATACGCTAGGTACAGGCAGGTTCTTTGCCTTTGATCACTTTGGTTCGATAGGTAACGATGAGATACTTAATCGAGTCAGGTTCATGGCAAAGGCTCTTGAGTGTCGTTGGATTATTCTTGATCACTTGTCTATCTTGGTATCAGGTCAAGAACAATTCGGTGATGAACGTAAGTCAATAGATATTCTAATGACTAAGCTTCGTAGTCTTGTGGAAGAAACAGGATGTGGATTGCTCTTGGTATCTCACTTGCGTAGACCATCAGGTGATACTGGGCATGAGAATGGTAAAGAAATTACCTTGTCACACCTCAGAGGAAGTGCTAGTATTGCACATCTTAGTGACAGTTGCATTGGCTTGGAAAGAAATCAACAAGCAACTGATGAGGTAGAGGCTAACACTACTGTCCTTCGTATCTTGAAGAACAGATACACAGGTGACGTTGGCATTGCTTCTTACCTTTACTATGACAAAGAGACAGGAAGGATGAGTCAGATAGATAATCCTTTTGATGTAGAAACTACAACAGATGAGGAGGTGCCTTTCTAATGTCGAAGTGTGTGGTAGATATCGAAACAGATGGTTTAGATGCTACTAAATTACACTGTATAGTAGCTAAAGATATAGACACACAAGAAACCTTTACCTGGGAAGAAGATAAGTGCAAAGATTTTGTGTCTTGGTCAGCTAAATATGATAAGCTGATCATGCACAATGGTATTAACTTTGATGGGTACTGGTTAAACAAATTACTAGGTATGAATATACAACTCAATCAAATAGAAGATACTCTAATCATGTCCCAACTTTATAATCCTATTCGTTCTGAAGGACATTCTCTTAAAGCATGGGGAGATAAACTAAAAATGCCTAAAGGAGATGTAGATAGTTTTGAGTACTACTCTCCAGAGATGTTAGAGTATTGTAAACAAGATGTTAATATTACCTCACGATTGTATAAAGTTTTAGAAGATGAGGGTAAAAGTTTTTCTTCTAAATCTAAACATCTTGAGTATAAGGTACGTGCTATCATTGATCAGCAAGAACGCAATGGCTTTGCTTTCAATCTTCGCAAAGGACAATCACTCTTGGGTTGTCTAGAGGATGAGGCTAATGAATTAAGTGATACAGCACAAGAGATGGTTCCACCTACCAAGGTAGAGCTAAAGACTAAGACAAAATATATTCCTTTTAATATAGGTTCTCGTCAGCAAATAGCTGCTGTCTTACAAGAGAAAGGATGGAAGCCTGAGACATATACAGAGAAGGGAAATATTATAGTCAACGACGATGTTCTCTCCAAGATTGACATGGACGAGGCTAGAATGTTCAGTCGCTATTTGCTCTTGCAAAAGCGTATAGCCCAGATTCGATCTTGGATAGAAAAGTGTGGGGATGAAGGCAGAGTTCATGGAAAAGTAATGACACTCAAAACAATCACAGGAAGAATGGCACACAACAGTCCTAATATGGCTCAAGTGCCAGCCTCTTACTCTCCCTATGGTACTGAGTGTCGTGAGCTTTGGACCGTTAGTAATCCCCATACTCATAAGTTAGTAGGTACAGATGCTTCAGGCTTAGAGCTACGTGTCTTGGCTTCTTACATGAAAGACAAAGCATTCATTGAAGAAGTTCTTAATGGTGATGTACATACAGCTAACATGAAGATGGCTGGATTAAATGATAGGTCGCAAGCAAAGACATTTATTTATGCATTATGTTATGGTGCAGGTCCAGCTAAGATAGGTAGTATAGTTGGTGGTTCTTCTAAAGAAGGACAGGTTCTTATAAACAGATTCCTTAACAACATGCCACGCTTTAAAAACTTGCGTAACCAAGTCATTGAAGCTGCTGAGAGCGGTGTAATCAAAGGTCTTGATGGTAGGTTGTTACACATACGAAACTCTTTCTCTGCTTTGAACACCCTGATACAAGGAGCAGGAGCAGTTGTATGTAAACAATGGCTTGTCCATATGATGGCTGAAGTATATGCATCAGGTCTTGATGTTAAACTAGTAGGGAGTATTCATGATGAATATCAGTTTGAAGTATCTAATCAAGATGTGAAAAGATTTACAGAGATAACTAAGTACTCTATGATTAAGACTACTAAAACCTTAAACCTAAACTGTCCTCTGGATAGTGAACACAAAGTAGGAACCACATGGCTAGAAACGCACTAGTACATAAAGAAAATATGGAGCTAGGATTAAAGACTGAAAGTTTATTTGAAGAGATAGCTAAGAAAGAAAACTTTATAGTACGTAAATCAAGTCTATCAGAGGACAGGTATAAACATATAGATTTTTTTCTAGAGCAAGACCATTTTAAATATAGTGTAGATGTCAAGGCTAGGAAGAAAACAGCCAGAGGTGATGTTAAGGTTAATGATGAATGGACCTGGATTGAATTTAAAAATGTACTTGGTAGGAAGGGATGGCTGTATGGCGAGGCTGATTTCATTGGCTTTGAAAGAGAGGATGATTTTCTATTAATCAATCGACAAAAGCTAATAGAGTATTGTGATGAGAAAGTTGACCTAGAAACTATAGTAGACAAGGCCTATAATGCTGAGTACAAAGGGTATCAACGTAAAGGACGAAAGGATTTAATTACTAGAGTTCGTATGGATGACCTGGCTAACTTAGAAGGAAATATAATTTTGCAAAAATAGTTATTGACCCTATGTTATTTATCATGTATAATTCGTTTTGAAACCATGCAGAAATATCTGCTATCATTTAAGGAGAATATACTATGGGTGTTATCAATGGAACCGCTTACTGGGCATCAGTCACTACCCCTAACACAACGTACAATGAAGATGGAGAATGGAAGATTGATGTATGTAATCTTTCAGAATCTACGGTGGCTAATCTAATTTCAGATGGCTTGGAAGAGCGTATTAAAAATAAAGAGGACGAGCGTGGTGATTTCATCAGCTTGAAACGTCAAGTTAAGAATCAACGTACAGGACAGGCTAACTCTGCTCCTGATGTGATGGATGCACAGAAGCGTCCTCTTGTAAATACTTTGGTAGGCAATGGGTCTATCGTAAATGTTCTGTACCGTCCATATGATTGGACTTATCAGAAACGTAAGGGACGCTCTGCTTCTCTTGAGGCGGTACAAGTTCTTGATCTTGTTCCTTATGGTGGTTCTGCATCAGATGCTTTTGATGTGGTCGATGAAGGATTCTCCTCGATGAATGAAGAAACTATTCCTCTTTCATCCTAACTAGGGAAGGGGGAACTCTGGGTGACTAGGGTTCCCCCTATTTTTTATGAAAAATATAGATACATTAGTAGAAGATATTTATTCCTTGTTTGAAGAAGCTGTTCCTGACATGTCTGATTCTCAGGTAGATACTATTATCAATAAGTTTGGAGACTCTTTGAAGGTACACCTCAAGGCTTTTATTTATGAGGAAGAACGTCGAAGAGATTCTCTAAGGTTATCTGCCATAGGTAAACCTGAACGTCAACAGTGGTACTCAGCATCTCCTAACTCAACTGTTAAAGAAACTATTGAGCTTGAAGGAAAAGATAAGATTAAGTTTTTGTATGGTTACATCTTGGAAGAACTTTTACTTTCCTTGTCTTCTCTGGCTGGACATACTGTCACAGACGAGCAGAAAGAAGTTGAAGTTGAAGGAGTCAAGGGACACCAAGATGCTATTATTGATGGTGTCCTTATTGATTGTAAGTCTTCGTCAGGCAGAGGCTTTGATAAGTTTAAGAATAACTATGTCTCTTCAGACGATCCTTTTGGTTACATAGCTCAACTGTCTTCCTATGCAGAGGCTAATGGACTGAACGATGCTGCTTTCTTGGCTATCAATAAACAATCAGGAGAGATATGCTTATCCAAAGTACATTCTATGGAAATGATCAATGCAGCAGAACGTGTTAAATATATTAAAGATGTTATTAAACAAGACACTCCTCCAGCTAAGTGCTATGAGCCTGTTCCTGATGGTAAGTCTGGGAATTATAAGTTGGCTATTGGTTGCATCTACTGTGACTATAAGCGTGACTGTTGGATGGATGCTAATCAAGGTAAAGGATTACGTGTGTTTGATTATGCAACAAACCCACGATACCTTACACAGGTTTCTAAGACTCCTAATGTAGATGAGATTGTAGACTGGTAATGCATTGGAAGTATACAGGTAAACCAGACAGTGAAAATAAATTTGGATTTGTCTATCTTATTACCAATAAGAAAACAGGTAAAGCTTACATAGGATGTAAACAATATTGGCATTACAAAAAGGGTAAGCAGTACAGACAATCTAATTGGAAAGTTTACATGGGTTCTTCTCGCTCTCTGACAGAAGATATCAAGAAGATTGGTAAAAGAAATTTTAAATTTGAAATGATTGCTGAGTTTAAAAACAAACGTAGCTTACGTTACTATGAGTGTTACTATCAAATGAAGTATAATGTTTTAGCTGCTGTTCTGGAAGGAACAGATGAACCAGCATATTATAATAATTATGTAGGAGGTAAATGGTATAGGCCAGTAGAGAGCTATGAATCAGAATTATAAAAATATAATGAACACCTTAACATCCATCACCAATGAATCTATTTTTATAGGTACTCCTAACAACGAGTACCATTCATTATTTATGGGTGTTATTCTTAGAGCCTTGTTAGATGTTAGTAAACCTTCCACAAGTGTAGAGCCTAGTAGTATCAAAGTAGATCGTTTGGCTGCACGTTCCTGGTTCTTTACAACGTCTGGAGTTACGTGTGAAAACTTTGAGTATGTGTGTGACATAGCTGGTATAAATCCTGTGGCTATGCGTTCTGTAGCAACAAAGGTATTACAAAGAAAGGATATACATAATGTCAGGAAAGAAATCAACTCCTTCTTCAACAGAGAAAACTGATATGGTTAATAGTCCTAAGCATTATAGGATGCAGGGAGTAGAGGCAATTGATATTTTAGAAATGTCCATGACTGAAGAAGAGTTCTTAGGCTACCTTAAAGGAAACATATCAAAGTATATATTAAGATATAAACATAAAAGCAAACCCAAAGAAGATTTGCAAAAAGCCAAATGGTATATAGAGAAACTAATAGAAAAAATATAGAGGAGAACCTGGATGAATGAGATTACTTTACCTACAAACTATCAATCATTTATACACATGTCAAGATACTCTCGTTGGTTAGATGATCAAGGACGCAGAGAGTCATGGGAAGAAACCATTGATAGGTATCTTTCTTTTATGACAGAGCATTTGAAAGAGAATTATGACTACTCTCTCTTTGGTGTGGAGTTAGCTGATATTCGCAGAGGTATGTTGAACCTAGAAGTACTGGGTTCCATGAGAGCATTGATGACTGCTGGTCCTGCCTTGGAGCGTGAGCATATCTCAGGGTACAATTGTTCTTATCTGCCTATTGATTCTCCTCGTTCTTTTGATGAGTGTCTATACATCTTGATGAATGGTACAGGTGTGGGCTTCTCTGTTGAGCGTCAGTACATCAACAAGCTTCCTACTATTCCTGATCAATACTTTGAGAACACAGATGACGTTATCTCTGTTGCTGATTCCAAGGAAGGTTGGGCCAGAGGACTACGTGATCTTATTTCTCTCCTGTATACCAATCGTATACCCAAGATAGACACTAGTAAGATACGCCCTGCTGGTGCAAGGCTCAAGGTCTTTGGTGGTAGAGCATCTGGTCCTGCTCCTTTGGAGGAACTGTTTGACTTCACCATCCAGACGTTTAGGAAAGCCAAGGGACGTAAGCTTACTTCTATTGAGTGTCATGATATCATGTGCAAAGTAGGTCAAGTTGTAGTGGTAGGGGGAGTCAGAAGGTCTGCCTTGATATCACTCTCTAACCTCACTGATGAGCGTATGCGTATGGCTAAGAGTGGTGACTGGTGGGTGGACAATCAACAGCGTGCCTTGTCTAACAACTCTGTCTGCTACACAGAACGTCCTGACATGGGTATCTTCATGAAGGAGTGGCTCTCCCTCTATGAAAGCAAGAGCGGTGAGCGAGGCATCTTTAATCGCGCCTCGGCACAGGTCAAGGCAGCATCTAATGGAAGGCGTGATGGTGATATAGAGTTTGGTACTAACCCTTGTTGTGAGATTATCCTACGACCTTATCAGTTCTGTAATCTATCAGAGGTTATCTGTAGAGTAGATGATACTATGGATACACTCAAGAACAAAATTAAACTGGCTACTATACTAGGTACATTTCAATCTACTCTCACAGACTTTGGATATATTCGTAAGCGTTGGAAGAATACTACAGAAGAAGAAAGGTTGCTTGGTGTATCTCTGACAGGTATCATGGACTGTCCTGCTGTATATGATGCTTCTCCAGAAACTCTTCAACAACTAAGAGACGTGGCTATTAAGACTAACAAGAAGCTGGCAGAGAAACTAGGTATCAATCAGAGTACTGCTGTTACATGCGTTAAACCTTCTGGTACTGTGTCACAACTTGTTGATGCTGCTTCTGGTATTCATGCCAGACACAATCCTTACTATATCAGGACAGTCAGAGGAGACAACAAAGACCCCTTGACAATGTTTCTCCAGGATAAAGGTGTACCGTCAGAGCCTGACTTTACAGCCCCTGATAATGTAACGGTGTTCTCCTTTCCTATGAAGAGTCCAGACAGTGCTATCTGTAGATATGATATGGGAGCATTAGCACAACTAGAACTCTGGCTCAAGATTGCAGACAACTACTGTGAACATAAGCCTTCTGTTACTATTTCTGTTCAGGAACATGAGTGGTTAGAGGTAGGCGCATGGTGTTGGGAACATTTTGATTCTCTCTCTGGTATATCTTTCCTTCCTTTCTCTGATCATTCTTATAAACAAGCTCCTTATCAAGACATAGACAAGGAAACTTTTAAAGACTTGACAGAGAAGATGCCTCCTGCTATAGATTGGTACGAGTTATCTAACTATGAGAAAGGAGATACAACTACTGGATCGCAAGAGCTTGCCTGTGCAGGTGGAGTATGTGAAATCGTAGACATAGGAGCATAAATGAATCGTACATTAACATATCACCTAAAAGATTTAAAGGATACAGTCTCTAAAGAAAATGAAGATATTATTAAAGCTATTGATTTACTTTTATTTTATCTTGATATGCGTACTGCTGTAGCAGATTATCCTGATTCAGGATTTACTGACAGTTTTAGTTCTCTAGAAACAAGGAAACTTAAATGAATAATAAGGAACTATTTTAATGGAAGTAACGCTAATAGACCACATGGGTTCAGACCTCTCAGTGGTCAACGCTGCCAGAGTTTCTTTCTCCAAGGAATCTGAATGGGAGAGCGTTACTCCTGCTGGACCTGTTAATAACCTACTAAAAGAATCAGATGATAAGCTCATTCAATATCTTGCCAAGCATAATCATTGGACTCCTTTTGGTCACTGCTCTCTATCCTTTAGGATCAAGGCACCTATCTTTGTAGCCAGACAACTAGGTAAACATCAGGTGGGTCTAGTATGGAACGAGGTGAGTAGGCGATACGTGGATAGTCAAC